ACGAGCTCGAGCAGCGCCAGCCGAAGGTGGTCCTCCCACGAGAACCGGCCCTTCGAGCGGACCGGCGCCACCGGCGCCTGCCCCTTCACCGGCAGCCCCAGGTCGGTTGCGACGAGGTCGACGACCTCAGGTGCGGCGCCCGCCGGGTCGATCTGCCACTTCGCCGACCGGATCGGAAGCGTCACCGCCCGGTACACCGAAATGACCTGCGCGTCCTCGCGCCGCATCTTGTCGAACACCTCGACCGACAGCGGCCACGCCAGGTCCGGGTTCGACTCGAACTCCGCCGACAGCAGCTGCCCCCACGTCGACAGTTGCGCGTTCTGGTAGCCGATCTCAGCCATCAGCCACCACCTCTCAGAACGCGGCGAACCGCAAGTTGACTTCGTCGGGAGCGACGTCGTCGCGGGTGATCAGCTCGGCTTGCGGAGGCGGCGGGGGAGTGGGATCGCGCGCTGGAGGAGCCTCCTCCAGCGCGTAGAGCGCGTTCGTCGCTGCGATCGCGGGCGACACGTCGACCGGGCTGTTGAAGCGATCCCAGACCGGCGAGCCCCCGATGTCGCGGGTCGTCCCGTTCTCGACCGCGAGGTTCAGCGGCCCTTGCGACAGGTGCCGGACGAGGCCGCTCTCTACGCGGTCCTTGAAGCGGCCTGCCGAGTTGAGGAGCACCGTCTGCTGGACGTCGAAGACCTCGAACCCAGCATCCTCAAGCGGGTTCCGGAACTCGGACGCCGGGCAGCCGCGGGTCTGCAGCGCCACTGTTCCAATGCCCTGCATCTCGCGGACGCGTTTGCAGAACTCGACGACCCAGAGCATGCCCGCGCGCTGAGCGATGATCTCGACGTGCGGGAGGCCATCGGCCCTGTAGCCAGCGACGCCGACGTAGGACTTCTTCCGGTTCCCGCTCGTGTCGACCGCGAGCACCATCCGGGAGCCGTCCGCGATCGTCGAACCTGGGGACCGCAGTTCGCCGTCGTCGCCAAGCTCGGCCGGATCCGCACAGCCGCTCCACGTCTGGGCTTCCATGTACGGGATCGCCATCGTGGTGACCCAGACGCAGAGGATCTCGGTGCGCTTCGTCGCCTCGGGCTCGTCACCCAGCAGGTCAGACCAGATCGACTCGAAGAACATCGGCTTGTACCCGCAGGACGGGTTCGACTGCAGGATCCCGTCGATGTCGAGCAGCGGCCGATCCGGCTCCGCCGACCACTCGAACAGCGCCGATGCGACGTCGTGCGTGTTCGCGAACTCCTCGAGCGTCTGCAGACCCGACTCGACGTAGGTCTCGTAGTCCGCGATCGACTTGAGAAGGCCCTCACGGAGAGTGCGGAGCACGACCGACTTGGCGTCGCCGGCCGAGGAGATGCCCCACAGCTGCGAGTTGAAGATCGCGTTCTTCGTCTTCGACACCGAGCCCCAGACGTCCCACGTCTGCTGCTCACGCATCTCGTCCATCAGCACCCGCGCCGCCGACTTGCCGCGGCCACCCATACGGGACGCCGCACGAGGCTCGTACTTCGCGCCGTTCCTCAGCCGCAGCGATTTCTTGCCGTTCGTCTTCACCGGCCTGCGAGTCTCATCCGCGAGGTCAGCGATCACGTACCGCTCGTCGTCCTCATCAGGCGTCGGGTCACAACGCTTCAGCGCCGCGTCCCAGGCCTCTTCGGCGAGGTCGAGGTTCTGCGCAGTGCCGAGGATCAGGAACTCGCTCGCGGGCAGATGCTCCGGGAACGCATCCGCGTCGATGAACAGCCACCACAGGGTCAGGACGGTCAGCAGGGTCGTCTTGCCGTTCTGCCGGCCGACGAGAACGAACACCTTCCGGAACCGGTAGGTGCCGTCGACGTTCAACTCGAGCGCCCGGATGAGCAGCGCCCGCTGCCACGGGTACAACCGGATGCCCAGCACGTCCGACGCGAACTCGATCACCGAGAAGCCGTGCGACGTCTCGGGCGTCAGCGGCCGCAGCGGTCGCGTGAACAGCCGCGGCTCCGTTTTGCCAACCCTGCCACCGGTCAGGACGAACGCCGTCGCGGCGAACACGACCTGCTCGTAAATCGACTGAGCCTTAGCTCGCCCGGGCCTGCTTCTTGTTGCGGATCCGGTCAAGCGCCGACTCCTCCACGATTCGCAGACCCGGCGTCTCCACCGGTACTTCAGCCGCTGCAGGAGCCGCCTCGGCCGCAGGCTTCACCGACTTCCTCGCCGCCGCCCGAGCCAGATCCTTCGTGGCCGAGAGGTACGACCGCATCAGGTTCAGCGGTGGCCCATCAGGCCCGGCAGCGTCCATCCGCCGCGCGAGATCCCGCAGCAACTCGACCATCGGCCCGTCCAGGCCCTTCTCGTCGAGGCCAGCGAGCCCGATCGCCCGATTCACCGCCACCAGGTGCTTTCGAGCGCCCATCGAGCACCTCCGGCCTGGTGGAAAACGCGAGACCAAACCCGGGGGGACCGGAACCGACCACGCGGGAGGTGCGCCGGCCCCTCACGGATGCTGGATTTTTCAGGCGGCCGCGGCCTCGACCCGGTTGCCCTTGCGGATGTTGCAGCCGAGGTGCGCGAGCTGCGTGTTCTCGGTCGTGTGTCCGCCGCCTCGAGTGAGCGGGACCTTGTGGTCGAGGCTCGGGCTCATCGGGTCGGGCCATCGACGGTCTTGGTCGACTGGGGCGGAGCAGAGGGCGCAGGTCCAGCCGGCCGCTTCGAATAGCGCGAGGACATCGACGTGCTCGGCCGGTACCCCAAGCCGTTGGGCGCGGCGCCTACTCGACGTGTTCATGTGCGCGTAGTTCGGGGCGAAGGATCCGCGCTCGGCGACGACGCAGGCTTGGCAGAGGGTGGTGCTGGTCTTGCGTGCCTTCACCCAGGGTGTGCCGCATTGGGTACAGATCCCGGTGACGTACTCCTGTTCGGCGGTCCGTACCCGTGGGCGGTGCTGCCGGTAGTGGGCGACGCAAAGCCCGTGGGCGTAGTGGCTGTCCTTGCACAGTGAGCAGAGGCGGGTGCCCTGCAGCCTGGGCTTGTAGGCGCGCTTCGACTTGGTGCGCCACTTGCACTGCTCGCTGCAATACCGCCGCTGATGGTTGCCGCGGAAGTTGCCGCCGCATCCGACGCAGGTGAGGTCGACGTCGGGGCCCTGCGCCATGCCGACCTCTTCCCGCTAGGCCCACACTCTCGACAGGGTGCCGAGGTCGACGTCGGGCGCGTTGTTGCCGCGGTCGCGGTTGCAGCCGGCATGCGAGGCGCGGAAGTTGGTGGGGTCTTCCTGCAGGTGCGGGTGGGTCGACACCGGGAAGAAGTGGTCGAGCTCGAACCGGTCCTCGTTGCCCCAGTCGTCGAACGGGGCGTCGTAGTCGATGGTTCGTTGCTGGCAGATCCAGCAGGGCGCGTTGGCCTGCTTGCTCTCGGCTCGGAAGTCCGCCCGGAGGTGGAACATCCGTCGGCTGTTGACGCGGGCCATCAGCGTGGTGGTCGCGGTTCGAGGGCGATGAAGGCGAGCAGGAGGATGCAGGTGATGGCGACGATGCCGCCGATCAAGTGAGTGTGTCCGTGTGTTGGACGACGGGGCGGTGGAGGTAGCGCGCTAGCTGAATAGCGTCGCCTTCGCAGCGAAACCAGGTGCGTCGTCCGTCTGCCCAGTCGACTCGCCACCATCCGTCTCGGGCGGGTGGGGTGGTGAGGAGTTCGGGTGTGAGGTCGCGGGTGAGCATGCTCACCTCCACGAGTGGGCCCGTACGTGTGCTCGGCGCGCGCATGTTGGACGGTGTCCGCGGGGACACGCACGGGAGTGCGGGGCTGCTGGGTAGCGGTCAGATCCAGGCGACGGCGATGAGTGGTGTGCCGACGGCGAGTGCGAGGGCTGCGGTCTTGACGGTGAGCACGACGCTCGTGCGGGTCTTGCTCTTCACGGTCAACGTGGCGGCGGGGAAGCTGGAGGGCTCGACGTTGTAGTCGGTGCGGCCCATGTCGCGGGACAGGGCGAGGGTGATGTCGGTGCTGCCGCCGAGGGCGAGGATCGACGTGAGCTGTGCGTATCCGAGGCCGATGAGCTGCACTCGGGACTGGAGTGCGTCGATGGCGGTCTGGAACCCGGCGTGGGTCTGGTTGCCGGTGGCGATGGCTTGGTTCAGCTGGTCGAGCGACGCGGCCGCGGTCCCCGCGGTGGATGCTGCCGATGACGCGGTCGACGCGGCGGATGAGGCCGCGGTGGAGGCGCTGTTCGCGCGGGTCATGGCGGCGTCGGCTTTGGCTTGGGCTGCGGCGACGGCTGCGGACATGGCGGTGTAGGCGGCGTCGGTGACTCCGCCGAGGACGCTGCCGGCCCAGGTGGCTCGTGTGGTCATGAGCGGACGATGTCGAGCTTCGTGTCGGTGGCGCAGATGAACGTGTACCTGGTGCCGTTGATGCCGAGGGTCTCGAGGTTCGTGTTGCCGGGGAGGATCGCTTGGGCTTGGCGGCCGCGGGTCTCGGTGGTGTCGCCGACGTTGTAGTAGACGTGGTCGGTGAGCGACAGGTTGATGAGGGAGACGCTGTAGCCGTGGGCGGTGCGGGCGGTCAGGTCGATGGTGACCGGGGTGCCGGCGGGTAGCGGGATCTCCCAGAGGGCGAGGTCGTCGGGGTTGAGCTGCACGGTCGCCTCCACACGTCCGGATGCGTGGGGCGGCAGGCCGGTTTGCGGGGCCGGTCTGCCGCCCTGGTGCCCGCGCCACGCTTGAAGGGAGGACGTGGGGGCTGCGACGGCCGCGTGATCTTCCCCGATCCCCGCTACCTGTCGCCAATGATCAAGAGTGGGGGTGACAATGCGTCAGGCTTGACTTCTAAGCCTCATGGCTGCCCGGGATCGATGTCCGCTGCGTCCGGGTCGATGGTCTTCATGAGGCGTTCGAAGTCCTGCCGTTCGGCTCGCGCCTTCTGGTCTCGGCTGTTGCGCGTCAGTGCCAGCAGGACGAGCTGGGTCTCCATGTGGAGGCGCTGCTCACGGGTCGAGGCCCGCCACTGGTTGAGCCAGTCGCGGGCCTCGTCCTCGTCGTAGGCGATGTTCAGGCCCCGGAGCACGTTCGGTGAGGGCTCGTCAGTCATGGGCCGATTCTGCTCGGGGCCGAGGTGGCTTGCCTATGGGCCAGGCGATGAGGCGGGCCCGCCACCACGCGAGGAGTTCGTCGTGCTGGACGTAGTTGGTGCCGCGCACCATCTGCACGGGCATCCCGTGACGCTTCCACCGGCGCAGGGTCCGGAGCGACCGGTCCACGCGGCGTGCGGCTTGACGGAGCGTGTACCAGTCACGATCCTCGATCACAGGAGCGCGTCGGGGAGTGGCGGCAGAGGCAGGTGCTCACGGCAGCAGGGCCAGGGCGCGTCGTCGCCCTCGTCCTGCCGCTCGTAGGGCGCGTCCTCGCCGCACTGGATGAACTCCTCGCCGACACCTGCCTCGCACGTCGGCATGCCACCCGAGCCGATGACGCAGACCCGCAGCGTCGCCAGCACGGTAGGGATGACAACGACGGGCCTCATGCCGATCGTCGGTTGAACCGGTAGTGCCAGATCCAGAGCCGCACCCAAAGAACAAAGCGGCTGCGGGTCTCGAACTTGCCGATGCACACGTCTTCGTCCCAGGCGGTCGCAGTGCGCAGCTCGCCGCGCTTGCCCGCGACTTCGAAGTCGATCCCGGGCTGCCACCCGATCTGCTGATCGTCCGGCAGCCACTGACCGTCCTCTCCGCGCCTTTCGTTCGTCATGCTGCCTCCGCCTCGAGCGTCGAGATGAACGCGGCCTGCAGGTCGCCCTCGTACACCTGGTTGCACCGCCGGCACTTCAGCTCCAGCCGACCGTCGACGTTCTCGGCCGCTTCGACGGTCCGGTACCCGCACACCTCACACTCACGCCTCGAGTACAAGCGTGGCGCGCGGGGCGCTTGCGGGTAGACGGCGTCCCAGTACCGGAACCGTTCGTGGAGCTGGTCGATGAACTCCGGCCCACCAGCCAGGGCGGGGACGTCGTCGGCGCGGTCGGACAGCCACATGGTCACCTCAGTGGTGAGGAGCCACACGTGGCGGGGGATGCGCCGGTACAGGCCGGGGATGCCGGTGCTGTTCTGGTCGCGGGCGACGACGTGCAGGGCGGCGATGGGCGGGTCCTCGCGGAGCTGCTGACTGAAGTCGGCGGCGGTGTCGACGACGATCGCGTAGAGCTCGTCGGCGCCGTCGAACGCGTTGCCCTGCAACGGCAGGTTCCCGAACGGTGACTGCAGCTTCTGAGACCCGTCCGACTCACGGACCTGCAGGGATGGGACCTGCTGGTCGAGCATCCACACGACCAGGGCAGGCAGGGCGCTGAGGTAGCCGCGGGTGCGGGCGACCCGGTAGGCGACGGCGGGGTCGAAGTCGGTCGTGATGTTCATGCCTGCTCCTGCTCTCCGCGCTCGGTCCATGCCTTGCCCCAGTGCGCGATGTGGGGGATGCCCAGCACGTCGGGCTGTAGTGCCTCGTAGTCCTTGCCCTCGTGCCATCCGAGGTGTCCGGCGCGCAGCTGGCAGAGGACGTTGCGCCCTGGGCCCGCATTGCCGCACATGCCCGCCTGCGGCGGCGCAATCTCGGCGGGAGGCGCCACGCACGCCTTCAATGCGTCATGCATCCGCTGGCGCACGTCGCCGTAGTAATCCGAGAGGTCGTCACGGCACACGCGGTCAATCGCAGCGCGCACCTTGTCCTCGTCGAGCAAGCTCATGCGTGCTCCCTCGTCTTGTGCTCCTCCGACAGCTGCTTCGACGCGAACACGAGGTTGCAGCCGTCAATGCGGCACCACCACGTCGTGTCGACATCGAGGAACGGGTGCACGGGCTGAGCCGCGACCCTGTCCACGACGGCCTGCAGCTGCTCCCGCTCGTGCTCTTCCGCGTCCTGCCCGAGCCTGATCAGCTCGAACCCGGCCCTGACCGCTTCCTGCGGGGTGATGTCCACCTCGGCCACCCCGAGCCGCACCGTGACCGTGCACTGGTCCGACTCCTCGACGGCCAGCACGGTCACCTCCCTCGTGATCTCCATCAGCGGGCCTCGTCATAGGTGCTGAAGCCGACTGCCGCGATGATTGCCTCGGGAATCCACCCGAAGATCCAGTACATGGCGACCGCTGCCGTGCCAGCACCTGGGTCGCTGATAGTCGCCGCAGTAGGCCCCACCACTTGGAAGCCCACGAGGAAGTACGCCAGCACGAGTGCTGACATGAAAACGACCGCGATGGTCGCCAATCCGAGACGCTTTCCCACTTCTGCTCCTTTGCTCATGACGCCGCCTGCCACGCCGCCGTGGGTGTCCACGGCCACGCGCTCTTGTTCCTGCTCAGCCGGGTCGGCCACGACCGCCGATCCCGGTCACCCCGCCACCTCACGACCTGGTAGTCGTTCTCATCCCGCCCGCCCGGGTCGCGTGCGAGCCCGAACCCGAACTCCGGCCACCCCAGCAACGCCGCGCTGCCTCGAGGCCTCAGGTCCCGCACCCCCGCAGCACCCATCGCGTGGCCGGCGTGAGCCTCGATGACCATCGCGCAGCCCCTGTCCCGCAACGTGTCCAGTGCGGCGAGCAGCGGGGCGGCGTCATCGTCGGAGTTGATCGCCCGCGGCACCAGCCGGTACAGCGGCCCGATGCACAACAGATCCGGGGCCGCTTCGTCGATCCACCGGTGGACCGTCGAAAGCGTCGCGTCCTTGGTCAGGTCCGCCCGCGACATCGTCTTCAGCTGCACCATCCCGCGCTGCCACGTCCCATACCGGGCCGCGACCTGCTGGATCTTCCCCGCCTCACGCCGCCACTGAATCTCGCTGTTCTCGCTGTCCAGGAACAGCACCCGGATCGGCTCCGTCCGCATGAACGTGAACGGATGGATGCCCGCCCCGGCGGCGATGCCGATCTGACGGACGAACGTCGATTTTCCGCCGCCCTCGATCCCGGTCAACATCAGCCGGTCCCGACGCTCAAGGAGCCCCGGGACGAGCCAGTCGTAGTCGACGCCTCCCTCGAGCACGTCCTCAAGCGGCCGCGGGCCTTCCTCGGAGGCGCTGTAGCCCGACTGGAGCTGCTTCAGGTCCTCCGCGGCCTCCGCAGCCACCACCGCTGGTTCAGCGCTCCCATCGGCCGACAGCAGCCGCTGGCCCACCAGTCGCAGCGACCGGCGCATCGCCGCAGACCGGACCTGCGCCGCGTAGAAGCCGACGTTCTCCGCCGTCGGCAGGCCCGAGATCCAGTCGTGGAGCTCCCACTCCTCGACACCGCGGATGCCCCACCCGCTCAGCGCCTCACCGACCGTCAGCACGTCTACCGGGAGGCGACGGGCGACCATGCCCGCGATCCGCTCGAACAACGCACCTAGCCGGCCGTCCTCGAAGTCGACCGGCGCGACCTCCTTCACCGCCAGGGACGTGACTCGCGAGTCGAGAAGCACTGCGGCGATCACGGCCTGCTCGTTGCTGATCACGACGCCTCCCACAGGGTGCGAGCAACCTGGTCGGCACCGTGAGCTTCGCGCGGTCGGGACGGGGTGTTCCAGCCCTGCCTTGGCCGGCGCTCACCCACGACCCGGAAGCCCGACGCCTTCAACGAAGCTCCGGTCTCGCCTTCCTGCGTGTAGGTGACCAGCCGCTCGTACCCAAGAGCTCGAGCCGCTCTCCACGCGGCGCCGTAGAGCATCGAGTTCGCGTTCGGCGATCCATCGGTCGCCGTGCGCGTGACCTCGAGCGTGGATCGCTCGTCAGCTGCCAGTACTCGGGACACCGGGCGACCAACGATCGCTACTCCGACCAGGACGCCATCGCGGGCCACACCGACGCAGAACTTGCACCCGACCGGTGCCGTGTGATGCCGGTGGTGCGCAGAGACAAAGGCGCACGCGTCGGCGAAGGAGACCGGGACGAGCTCGAGGCCGCTCACCGGAACGCCCACTCTTCGCCCTCAGGGACCACCGCAGGCTGCGGCTTCCACCCACGCGCTTCAGCACGCTCCTGACCCGACCGACACCAGTTCCGCCACGTCGCGAGCCAGTCCGCCTTCACGCCCTTCGCGCCAGACGCAGCAGCCCACCAGTCGCGGAACTTCTCCAGCTCACGCTCGACGTTCAACGCCGGCGACTTCGCTGCTGCCTTCGCCATCTCCGCATCACCGGGATGCCAGTCCTTCGGCAGTCGAGTGCCTCGCGCCCCGCGCGCCGGTGCCCTCTCTGCTTCAGCAGAGCTATGGGTCGGGTCGGGTCGGGTCGGGGGGACCGTTACGGAGCCCAGTGTCACGCCATCCGTCACGTTGTCGTCACGCCGTGACTGCGCTGCACGTTCGCGCGCACGTCGCTGTCTGTCACGCGCTGCTGCACGCTCCGCGAGCACGTCCTCCTTCCTCGGTTGCCGGCCCTCGTCGTTCCATTGCCAGAACCGGAAGCCACCTGGCTCCTCGGTCCACAACTTGGCTTTGACCAGGGCGGATGCCTGTGCGCGGGTGCCCAGCGAGGCGATCATGTGCAGGGGCACGAACCCCTCTGTCAGCTGCTGGGCGGACCACGAACCGGCCCGTACCCAGAGGCCCATCGCCGCGTTCCCTGCGAGCATCGACTTGGAGTGGAACGCGAGGTTGTCGTCGACCTTGAACCACGCCATCAGCGCACAGCTCCGCGGATGTTGAAACGAGGACGCTCGTCTCGGATTGCCTCCATCTCGGCAGCAAGCGCCTCGCGCTCACCGTCGAAGCACTCCACCTGAGCGAGACTCACCTGACTCCACCAGGGCTTCTTCGCGCGGTGCTTCGCCCACCGTGCCTTCGCGCTCCACGTGATCCCGACGTAGAGCAGCGACCCATCGCTGGAGAAGAGCCGGTAGACGAACCAGTGCCCTGGGTAGCAGTGGTAGATCCCGCTCCACGTCGAAGGGTCGTCTGGTCGAAGTCGGATCCGTAGTCGGTCGCCATGCGGAGGAGTGATTCGCTTATCGGTCCCCTGCATCTCTCACCTCCTTGAAATCGCCACGGCGGACACGGCCCGCCAATCCGTCGTAGATCGCCGCTACGAGCGGCCTCATCG